TTTCGCCAGTATAGTCGGTATTAGTAATATCTTCTGCCACCGAAGCTCTACGGAAGAACTTAAGAACTTTTTGGCTAAAAATTTCGGGTGCAAAGTTACCTGACGGTAAATTTCCATACCCTGCACTTGTAGTAAAAGCCATTATAGTATCCTTCCTCTATTTGAGGTTAGTTATTGGGTTATTCGCCCTTCTGTTCGTGCTAAGTCTATTTCTGTTTCCAGTTTTTCAAACTCCCACGATTTCAGCTTGGCGATGTCGGACATCTTCCAAATCTTCTTGTTGCTGTTAGAATCTGAAATTTCACGAACTTTTGGTGATTTTACAATTTCTGCAGCACTTCGTTTATTGGTTGAAGTATCCTTTTTTGATGTTATGCCAACATCATTTTTGTACAAGTCTATTACTCGGCTTGCCCATTTTGCATCCTTATTGTTCTTGTATATACCGTCTGCTATAGAAACAGGTTGGTCATCGAGCCATGCAAGAAACTTTTCATCTGTTTTAATTTCCTGAAAATCAGGATGGGCAGATAATAAATCACTGTAGGCACTTTGTACAACCATGTCTTCTTCACGTTGCTTAAGGGAGTTAATCTCTTCTTTGAGATCACCTGTCTTTTGCTCTGCTTGCATTGACGCAACAGTTTGAACAACTTTGTACACATCAGGATACTTTTGTTTAAACTCTGTGAGTTCTTCAGGAGTCGTAGGCATTTGTACTCCAGTATCCGTAACCTTATTAGCAGACTCCAGAGTATCACGTTCTGACTTCCACTCATCCAGTTTTTTATCATAATGACGTTTTAAATCATCATAACGTTTTTTATAGGCATCGCTTTCACCCTCTTTTTCCGTAGTTGCAAAACTTTCTTCTTTGGGAGTAGCTTCAGTCTGTTCCGAAGGGTCCATTGAATTTTGCTCTACTTCATCGTCATCCTCATCTCTATCGACTTCTTCCCGGTATTTATTTCGATAGACATTTGGGTTATTCATTACTCCAAAGGAGTCATTGGGTTTATTAGCTCTTGCACCTTTTACTCGTGTTGCCATTTTTATTACCTCATATATTGCAGTGCCACATGGCTGTGGGTAGCTGCTTCGGATGTCAGGGCCAGATATACTGGGTAGCTGACTAATTATTATCCCATAGTTGGACTAAGGAATGAATTTTTTTGTTTTAATTCTGGTCTACGTTTAGGTACAGGGGTGGAACGAGGTTTCTCATCCCTATATTTTTTGTACCATTCTAACAGTCTGACTGCTCGACTTGCTTCTAATCCGCCACTATCAATATTGGGATTTTTAATATATCCTTGTATTAAAGCATCTTCTGTGCTTGCTTTTTGATTAAGTATTCTTTTAAAAGTAACAGGGTTTTTAAATGCTCCCCCCCAATCCATAGCAAAAGCCGATACCTTATCCTCTGTATTATTAAATCCTTCGTAATCTTTCCCGTGTATTTTATTAAATTTGTTCTTTTTAAAATTATAAACTTTAGAATTTAACTCAGAAACTTGTTCATCCGTAAGATTTAATTCTGGCAATTTAGTTGCACCTACACCTCTTACTTGTTTTGCGTTAGTGGCTCTACCATTTTGGTCATTTAATAGATGCCCATTTAAAGTATAGGGTTTTATTACCGCATAAAGTTCTGGACTTAATTTCATGCCTTTAAATTCTAAAGGAGAAAATTGTGCTAAATCAATTCCTAACCCTACCGTAACGCCACTTTTTTCAAAGGGGTTTCCTGATTTTTTTCTAGGAACGTACCCTTTTCTTTTAGTGTAACCTGTTGGTGGTTTTTCAATAGCGTCTAAAGCATTGTATGCAACTTTTTGAAATTCATCTTGGGGTTTGTATTGCTCTGTAACAACAAAAGGTTTTTGTTTAATAGGTGTGTTACTAGAGGTATCTAAATCTTCAGGTCTGCGTTTAGGTTTATCTATAAGTTCTAATTCTTTTTTTTCTTTTTCTTTAGGGGATATAAAGCCCATTACGTCTTTCTTTATGTTGTCATATACTGCCCTACCTAAATTCTGTATGAAATTTCCTTCATCAGTTCCCATCATACTAGACTTATCTTCTTTGAGAGTTTCGTCTTTTGTGACTATATCACCATCTGCTTTTTTAACAAAGCCACCACGAGCTGCCTGCCCCTGTGCTTCTTCTTGTCTACGTTGAACTTCTTTTTGTCCACGTTTATTTATTTTTTGTAATTTGTCGTAGCCTATTTCTTCGGCTACTGGTTTAGGTATGTATACTTCATTTTTAGATACAGCTAGTTTTACACTTCTCTCTACTGGTATTTTAGGGTTTCCGTACTGAATGTCAACACCTTTTTCTCTAAGGCTTTTAATCGCATCGGTAATCATAGTAACAATATCTTGTCTTCCTGCAAACTCGGCAGCAGGTGCATTGATTATAAAGTCACCTTCTTCAGCTTCTAAGGGTATGTCATCGGCTACCGTTGCATCAGGACTTGCATTTTCTTGGGGTGAAATAAACCCTGCTCCTTGTACAATCTGGGATACGCCTTGTTGATTAGCTACGCCACCTTCTTGCATCCCTACTGTTCCGCCATCGGCATAGCCATCACTGTAAGCATCTGAAGAATCATCTTCACTAAATCCTGCGTTATCCCCCGAATCAAAATTTCCATTGTTGTCATTGCTGTCATCATTTGTAAAAAATCCACCCGTAGGCATACTATTAAAATACTCTTCTGGAGTACGTTCACTTAGAGGTGTTGATGTTTGCATTTGGTAAGTATCAGTGTCAACATCTTCTGTAACTATATCTTGATATTGTGGCATGTCACCTTCTGGAAATCTATCTATTTCTGGAATAGGGTATGATCCAAATATAGGATTAACAGGGACATTTAAGTTCGTGTAATCATCCCCTATATCTCTAAAATCAGCTGCAATAGTATTAAGATAGCTAGTTGTGTTTGGAGTGGATGTTATATCCCCGTTGTTTATCTGGTTTAATAAATCTTGTGCTTGAGTTGCTGTTAAATTGTTTGCTCCTGCAATGTTAGCCCTATTACCTCCAAATGCAATACCAGTGCTTGTATTGACCATTTCTCCCATGCCCATAACAAAGCCACTACCATCTGTTTTATAATTTAAATTGCCTTGACCATCAATAGCTACACCTGTGACTGCTCCCAGTCTACCAAAGCCTAAGTCAACTTCCCCACTATCTTGATTGTAAAGACCAATCCGTTTTTCTCCTGCACCAACTACCCTACTACGATCATAATCTTCTCCTGCAGGTATATTTTTTTCCATAGCAAAAGGAGATATGTAACCCTTTTGAGATACCTCTCTTATTACTGCATTTATATTTGGATACTCTCTTCCATTAAATATAACAGCACCTTGAACATCAGACTCAGCGTATGTGCCTACAGACGTATTATCTGTTATACCTAAAGCGTTCATAAACGCTGTACGATTTTCACTTTGATCAAGACCTTTTCCAAAAGCAGGTGATGTTGTTAAATCTATAATACGCCCTGTTGATTTTTCTTGGACTTGAACTGCCCCATAACCTGTCATACCAACTGCAGCAGCTTTTGTATCTACTGTTTGGGCATCTATAAATCTATCTCCCATCGTGTTCATTATTTGACCAAATGGCAACCCTGTAGACATAGTAGCTACATCCATAACACCTTGAATACCCGGAGCTTTAGTAGCAACTGTTTTACCAGATACAGGGCTAGGTCTTGTAACAACAGAAGCAGGGCCACTTATAAAAATCTCTTCTAGTCTATCCCCTACTCTTTCTAGGAATCCTCTTTCTTCAACACCTTCACTATTAACAGCAGTGCCACCTGATTCAATAACAGTATCCTGCCCATACGCAGCTTTCCTAAGTTCAATAGCTTCTAGTAAATCAGCGTCACTTAAATCATAATCAAAAGTTGTAGCACCAACGCCACCTACGTTAGTAAGAAAGTCTGAACCTGATTCGTTGGTAGCCGAAGACTCTGTTATCTGGTTATTGTCTGATACGTTGTTTGTTGCTGTGCCAGTTGAAGTAGGGGAGTTAAATCTATCGTATTGAATAGTATCCGTATTAGAAGATATAGTTCTACCTCTATCATCTATAGATGGGGGAGGTGTATACTTATTACCCCTGCCATCCACAAAGCCACTAGTTCCATCTGGGAAGTATTGAAACTGTGCATCAGGAGGTAGTGTATTATAGAAATCATCAATTCTTTTTTTACTACCATCAAATAGTTCTACGTTATTAATAGACTTATTAATATCAATTCTTTCTTCTGGTGGTAAAACTCGCATTAGGGTTTTTATTCCTTATTAAATTTACTGTTGAGAGCCAATAGGGTTTCCAGTAAAGCCGCTTTCCCCTGCAACTGGCGAAGCTCCGACTCCGATATCGCCGCCGTCAACGCCCTGAAGACCACCTTCTGCTGGTCCTTGAGGAAGTCCTCCAGAGCCTGCCATGCCGCTGGGTTGTCCAGCAGGGGCTTGAGGTTGGTCAGGGGCTTGTGGTTGTTGTTGTTCATTTAAACCTCTTAGTATTTCTGCAAATATCTTTGCTTGGTTTTCATCATTAACAAGACTGTCTGGATCAATATCTTGTGATATAGCCAGTTCTCTTATAAGATTAGGTATCTTAACAAAAGGAGCAAGCATAGGGTTACTGACAGTCTGTAACAATGCAGTCAATCTTTGGCTTCTTACTTCTTTTTGCATTACAGCAGAAGTACCTCTTGGTTTAATTTGTAAATCCCCTATAATATCTGGAGACCTTTCATTGAACTGCATGTTCCATTGAAAGTACGCTTCACCTAAAGGCTTTAACAAATAGTCATCTATATTCTTTATGACTGTTTTCATAGCTAAGTTAGCACCTCCCATTAGCATAGATAACCCCGCTGCAGTACGACCTGTACCAGTAACGCCTGTTTGTCCGTGCATAATAGATGGTATACCTGTTTCTTCATCCGCTAGTTGCCTAGAGATTTGATACATCTGTATGTTCTCAGGAGCAGTGTTAGGGAACTTAAGCCCATTGATTGCTGTGCCACTTACACCAGATTGTCTTCGGAATATTTTACCGGGAAAGATGTCCATGTTCTGTCCGGGAACTAAACTAGCTTCATCTACGTCAAAGACTAAGTTACCTGCAAGTGCTAAGTTATCAATAGCCATTCTCATATGACCATTCATTAATAACTGTGCATCTTCCATGTTCTCAGGAACACCTACCCCAAACATTTGATAAGGGTTTATTTCGTATGGAAATACATGAAAGGGTATTCTAGCAGGAGTAAAAGGGTTAAGGACAAAGCGAATAACTTCGTTGCCACATATCCACACATTAACTTGTAACTGCTGTAGGTCAGACATATCACTGTCCACTTCTCCACCTGCAGAAATTATGAAGTTTTTGTCCATCACTCCCCAATACTCTAACACCTCAAATCTATTTGTGTTATAGTTAGGCTGAGTCTCGTCTTCACGTATAGTGTCTTCGTAGTATTTGTCTTCGTAGTTAGGGCCTTTAGCAATAACATTTTCAATTACTTCACTGTTAAAGTAAGGGTAACTAGTAAGGTTTCTTAGTTGCTGTGTTGTCATACGATGTCTTTGTATTACGTATTCAGCATCTTCTACGTTTATAGCGGATGGATCAGGAAAGAAATCCCAACACGATACTGCTTCAATTTCTGGGCATACCATGTCATACGGATCATATACTCTTTCTCCTTCTTCTCCTCTAGACCACCTATGAACTCTTTTGTTTTTCATCATAGGGCCTTTAATAATACCTGTACCTAACAGTATTTGTTCAAAGATAGACGTTCTTAAAACATTTACAGCGTTAGTATCAAGTAGCTGATCTTGTATTTCTTTCTCCATACTTAATGCTGCTTCTTGTGCAGGACTAATTTGAGGTTCTCCTAATTTAGCAGGACCTTCTGCTAGTGGAGTACCTTCATACTTTTTATCAAGACCACCTAAAAAATCCATAGCTCCGGGTTCAATCTGTCTGCCATCTCCTTCAAAACCATAGGGGTCAGCAGCATCAGGTTCAGCTACTTCATCTAAAGGTGTTTTAAGGTGAGCAAATTCTGCTATGCCTTCTGGCACAGGAGTTGATTCAACACTTATTGGAAAGTTCTTGTTAGCAAATAGAATATCTGTTATCTGCCCAAAAGAAGCAAGAACTTTTGTCTTTGTAATTCGTACAAAAACTTGAGACTTTTCTGAAGAACGATACTGTGTGCTAGTGTCGTAGATACCCCTAAAATTTTTGTAGGCAGACAGCCACCTCTGTTCGTGGCTTTGTCTTCCATTTTCAGCAGTTTCAAATTTATCTCGTACATAGCCAGATATTCCCGGAAGATTTTCTTCTGGGTTTTGTATATCGGCTATCGTCTCGTCAGGCGGTTGAAGAAAGTTGTCAGCCATGTTAGCTCCTAGCCAAAGTAATTTTTGTCGTCAGCCATTTTAAATAAAGAAGCTTCAACAGTTGGCTTAGACTGTTTCTTTGGAGTCATAGCGTTTAACTCAGTTATTTGACTATTAGATGTGTCAAAGTCTTTACCTTCACGAGTTAATGGTGCGTCTGGTGCATTGTAAGATGTTTTATCAGAGTTCATTATGTATGAAGGTCCGTAGTTGTAGTTATTGTCGGGCATACTTATCCCCTTCCCTTTGTTGTAATAGGCTTTCTAATTGTTGATCCAACGTAAGTTGGCTCTTTCTTTTGGCTTCGTTGCCAAAATCTCCACTTTGTTTCTTTAAATTCATTTGTTTTTGAATTGCTAACTCATCATCAACTTGTGGAGAAACTTCTCCTCTGTATTGTTGTTCGTCAGCTTTATCCTGCATAACTTGTTGACCAGATCGTATTTGATCACCAGTTTTAATCTGTGCAAGTGGGTCATTGTTTAAGGTTGCATCAGCTACTGTTGAAGCACCAAACGTTTCTTTGACAGCTTCAGGGCCAAGTTCTAAACCTGCTTGGATTCCCGGATCAAGAAATCTTACTCCTGCTTCAGCCCCTGCCGCAACGTTAGGTCCTACTACCTGACTAGCTCCTCGTCTCATACGAGATTCAAAGCTATCATCATCACCTTCTAAAGCTTGTAGATTAGCGGATTGTGCAGCATTGTAGTCACCTCCTATAAAAGAAGCTCCGTACACTAAACCACCTATACCCAAGAATTTACCAAACATTCTTGTGTTGCCCATCTTTTCTTTTAACAACTTCTTTTCTTTTTCTAGCTCACTTAAATTATTGGCTTTATCTGCGGTTCTTTTTTCTTCATCTCTTTCATATCGTTTAGCTTTTTGAAAATCTTGTTGGTCTAGCTTTTCCATAACTCTAGACTCTTTGTTCTTTTCTCTTTCTTCAGCTAACTCTGCCCAACCTTTTT